AAATTAGATTATGTAGGTAGTCATTTTATAGGAGATGAAGTAAAAAATTTATTACACAAGAATAAAGGTGAAATACAAGTAACTAGAGTACAAACAACGAATATGACTGGATTACAAGTGGAAAGTTATATACATTTTGAAGAAATAAATCACAGTAGTGATTATTATAAAGATGGTGCAAAATTCAAAGTAGTAGAGGTATGCAAAAACGAAGGTTGGTTTGAAATTATTGGTCACGAAATGCCTTCTGCAAAAAAAGTAAAATGGGGATTAGCAAAGGATGATGTCACACCTAAAGATATTTTTAGGATGACAAATGAGGGACCAACATCAAGAGCAATAATTGCAAAATATTGTATTCAAGATTGTAATTTAGTTCATTATTTATTCAATAAAGTTGATGTTATTACCGATCTTGTTGAAATGGCTAAATTATGCAGTGTACCAATGAGTTTCTTAATTTTTAGAGGTCAAGGAATTAAATTAACTAGTTATGTAGCTAAAAAATGCAGAGAAAAAGGTGTATTAATGCCTGTTATAAACAAAGGATCTAAGGATGATGGTTATGAAGGAGCAATTGTATTACAGCCAAAATGTGGTTTATATTTAGATGACCCTGTTTGTGTTGGTGATTTTGCATCTTTATATCCTAGTTCCATGTTATCAGAAAATTTATGTCCAAGCAGTAAAGTATGGACGAAAATTTATGATTTGGCAGGTAATATGATTTCAGAAACAGGAGAAAAAGATAATAATGGGAATTATATTTATGATAATTTAGAAGAATATGAATATGTAGATATAAGGTTTGATACATTTCGTTATATTAGAAAGAATCCGAAAGCGAAGGCTGAAAAAATAAATTCAGGATATAAATTATGTAGATTTGCTCAACCATTAACAAAAGATGGAAAAGAAGAAAAGGCCATTATGCCTTCTATTTTACAAGAATTATTAAAGGCAAGAAAAGATACTAGAAAATTGATACCACAAACACCAGATGAATTCATGAAAAATGTTTTAGATAAAAGACAATTGGCATATAAAGTAACAGCAAATTCACTTTATGGTCAACTTGGAGCAAAAACAAGTACATTTTATGAACCAGATATTGCTGCTTCAACAACTGCTACTGGTCGCTTATTACTAACATATGCAAAAAAAGTTGTTGAAGAATGCTATGCTGACACAGATGTTAGTACAAAACATGGTTTTGTTAATACAAAAGCGGAATATGTTTATGGTGATAGTGTTGCAAGTTATACTCCAATTTATGTAAAAATAAATGGAGAATTAGATATATTAATAATTGAAGAATTAGCTGAAAAATATGGATCTAATAATTGGGTAAAATGTTGTGAAATAGGTAAACAAGAAAAGGAATTTTGTGAATTAGATGGTGTAGAAACTTGGACAGAAAAGGGTTGGACAAAATTGTTAAGAGTTATTAGGCATGATTTAGCATCTCATAAAAAAATGATGAGAATATTAACTACTACCGGATGTGTTGATGTTACAGATGATCATTCTTTATTAAAAATAGACGGAATAGAAATATCACCAAAAGATTGTAATATTGATCAAGATCTATTACATCATACACTTGAAGAAAAATTTGATAAAAATGATAAAGAAAAAAATATATGCAATATAAATTTTGAAACAATGATTGAAGCAGCAATTTATGTTAATTATTTAAATAGTAATAAAATTACATTTAATCTGAATTTAGAGGATGATATGAGTATTACTGTTCTTCCTGAATATCTAAATATGAATAATATATTTAAAATAAAAGAACTTAAAGAAATAAAGTATTCAGGATATGTATATGATTTAACAACCGAAAACCATCATTTTGCTGCAGGAGTTGGAAATATGATTGTCCATAATACTGATTCAGTATTCTTCAAATTTAATTTGACAGATAAAGAAACAGGTAAAAAAATTGTAGGAGATAAAGCATTAGAAATATCTATTGAAATAGCTCAAGAAGCAACTCATAATGTTTCAAAATTTTTAAAACAACCACATGATTTTGAATATGAAAAAACATTTATGCCATTCTGTCTATTATCAAAGAAACGATATGTATCAATTAAATATGAATTTGATCCAAAGAAAGGAAAAAGAAATGAAATGGGAATAGTGTTAAAAAGACGTGATAATGCACCTATTGTAAAAGATGTATATGGGGGAGTTATAGATATTTTGATGAAGGAAAAAAATATACAAAAAGCAATTGAATATGTGCATAAATGTTTAAAAGATTTAGTAGATGGAAATGTGCCTATTGAAAAATTAATTATCACAAAATCGTTGCGTTCATTTTATAAAAATCCACAAGGTGTAGCACATAAAGTTTTAGCAGATAGAATTGGAGCACGTGATCCGGGTAATAAACCTACTTCTGGAGATAGAATTCCATTTGTCTATATTGTTACAAAAAATCCATCAAAAGGCAAAAAGATTTTACAAGGAGACAAAATAGAAACTCCTGCTTTCATTAAAGAGAATAATTTACAAATAGACTATTCATTTTATATTACAAATCAGATAATGAAACCACTATTACAATTATTTGGTTTAGTATTAGAAGATATATGGAAAATGCAAAATAAAAGTTCAAAGATTTCAAAATTCAGAAAAGAATTAGAAAATGTTAGAAAGGAAATAGTTGATGATAAAAAATACGAGGAAAAGGTTTCAAAAATGAAAAATAAAGAAATACAAATATTATTATTTGACAAATATTTAAGAGATACAAATAATTCAAAAGACGGAAATCTTAGTATTAATACATTCTTTGTTAAAAAATAAGTATTATTTATAATATTTTATGAATATTATAAATTAATTTTATTAAATATTTTTATTACTTTTTTGATGAAATTTCATATACAATATCTGTTAAATAATTTAGTTGTGACTGCAAATTTTTAACATGTTGTTTAATATTATAACTATCATATTCTGAATCTTCGTCCTCATCATCGTCATCATCATCATCATTATCATCATCGTATTCATGATATTCATCATATTCATTATTTTGTAAAAAGTTAGGATCCTTTTTTGAATGATAATAAATTGCATATAATTGATTATAATTTGCAAAACCTTCTTCATCTAATTTGTGCATGATAGCATTTGGAGTTCTTTGATGAATATCAGCAATTTCATCAATAGATAAGCCTAAGAGCTCATATTCTCTTTGTAATTGCAAACATTCATTAATGTTCCAACGAAAACCTAATCTTCTACACATTATTAACATATATAATTTATAGTCTTTATATTATTTATATTATATATTTATTGTTGTCTGTTATTTGGTCTTATTATAGTTTCATAAAAAAATAAATTATTAGATGGATCAATAAAATAACGATCGTTTGTACTATTTTGCAAAGTTTCAGTAAATATATTATTGAATAATCTTGTTGTAATGTTATTGATTATATTATTTGTTAGTTCATTTCTAGAAATATCAAAGGAAACTTGTTCTATTTGATTGGTTTCAGGATCTCTCAATACATTAAAATTAGTTGCATTTGTGTTCGTGTTAATAGTATTACTATTATTGTTAGTATTAGTATTAGTATTATTGTTAGTATTGTTATTGTTATTGTTAGTATTGTTGTTGTTATTGTTATTATTGTTGTTAGGATTATTGTTATTATTGTTAGATGGATTTGTACTATTTTCAGATGTAGCATGATTTCTAATATCATATCTACATACAGGACATCTTACACTATTTTGAAACCATGAATCAAATGATTCCTGAGAAAAAATATGACCACAATAACATATTTGTCTAACTAAGCTATCTGATTCAAAAGTTTCCAAAGAAATTGGACACCTGTCAGTTATTGGATTAACAATATCTGCATATCTTAATAATCTAGTTGCATTATCTATTTGCTGAACAGTTGGCCTTATAACAACTGAGGTATTAAAAAAATTACTTAAAAAACTATTAATATTATTTATTTCATTTTCTTGAGGAATCGTATATAAAGAACGATTTATAGGAGAAAAATAATCATAAAATATATGATTTTGTCTCAAATTATTATCAAGTAAATTATTAGAATTAAATGTACGATTATTTAAATTTGTTTGTCTTGAATATCTATTTGTTCTAATAGATCTAGGTTGACTATTAGAAATAATATTTTGTATATTTCCCCTAATTTCATCTAACATATCAAATAAATGTTCAATGTGATTATTCGTTTGATTATATTGAATAATATACATATTAATTAATCGTCTTTGATCAGGAGATAAATTATAAGCATTTTGGGACATATAATATATATTATATAAAATATGTTTAAATATAAAACTCCTAAATAATTTATTGACATGAATTTTGAAAAATATAAAGATAAAGGGTTATCAGGTTTAGCAAATCTAGGTAATACATGTTTTCTAAACGCAACAATACAAGTTTTATCTCATACATATGAATTAAATGAATTTTTGAATACAAAAAAATATAAAAGCAGATTAAATAATAAATATGAATCTGCTCTTCTTCTAGAATGGGACAATTTACGTGAAATTTTATGGGACAAAAATTGTGTTGTTTCTCCATATAAATTTGTAAAAACTGTACAAAAATTGGCACAATTAAAAGGTCAAACTATGTTTACAGGTTTTGATCAAAATGATTTACCAGAATTTTTAATATTTGTAATAGATTGTTTTCATAATGCCATATCAAGAGATGTTACAATGACTATACAAGGTGAAATTAAAAATGAAAAGGATAAAATAGCTGTAAAATGTTATGAAAGAATTATTCAAATGTATTCTAAAGATTATTCGGAGATTTTTAAGATATTTTATGGAATACACATTTCTCAATTAGTTTCTGTAGAAAGTAATGAAATTATAAGCATGACTCCTGAACCTTATTTTATAATCAATTTACCAATACCACTTGATAATAAAAGTCCAACACTTATAGATTGTTTTAATTTATATGTAGAGGGTGAAATATTAGATGGAGATAATTGTATTTTTAATGAAAAAATAGGTAAAAAAGAACCTGCCAAAAAAAATTTGATGTTTTGGAGTTTTCCAGATATACTTGTAATAGATATTAAGAGGTTCAATGCAATGAACAGAAAAAATCAAATTCTTGTTGATTTTCCTTTAGAAAATTTAGATCTCTCCAAATATGTAATCGGATACAATAAAAACGAATACATATATGATTTATATGGTGTATGTAATCATAGTGGATCAGTATTAGGAGGTCATTATACTTCTTTTGTTAAAAATGCAAATGGTAAATGGTATCATTACAATGATACCAGTGTTTCAGAGGTTGGAATGGCACAACAAATTATATCATCAAAGGCCTATTGTTTTTTTTATAGAAAAAGAAGTAGTTAAATTTATATATGAAATAATTTGATTTATATATATTATATATATGGATGCTTCTTATAATACAATAAGTACTGGTTTAGGAAATGTGGCAACTGATACATATGATTATATGAATAATATACTAACAAATCCAACAGTTATAACTATTTTAGTTGTAGTTATAGTAATATATATAATAATTTTTGTTTTTTTAGGAGAAAAATCTTCTTCAACAGGATCAGAGAGTTCTTCGTCCCTTTTTGGATCTTCAGAAACTACTAGTTCAACAGGTATTTCTAATTCTAGCTCAAAAATGATTACAATAATATTAGTAGCAGTTTTTATAATTTTAATAATTTTAAATGGATTACAATACTTTTTTGGAATAGATATTGTAGCTAAATTGAAGAATCTATTAAGTGGAAAACCGGAAGTAGATATTACTGTAGATACAACACGTGTTGAAGCAGCAAAAGCTCCTGTTCCGGAAATATTATTGAGACCACAAGTATTTAACATTCCAGGTAATAACTATGTTTATCCAGATGCAAAAGCATTATGTAGTGCATATGGAGCAAGATTAGCAACATATAAAGAAGTAGAAGATGCTTATAATGAAGGAGCAGAATGGTGTAACTATGGTTGGTCAGATGGTCAAATGGCATTATATCCAACGCAACAAAAAACATGGGATGAATTGCAAAAAATAGAAGGTCATGAAAATGATTGTGGAAGACCAGGAATAAATGGTGGTTTTATGGATAATCCTGCATTAAAATTTGGTGTCAATTGCTTTGGATATAAACCAAGAATAACAAACACAGAAGAAGAACTAATGGCAACAGAGCCATTATATCCAAAAACAGAAAAAGATATAGCAATGGAACATCGTGTAGATTATTGGAAAAGTAAATTATCAGAAATATTAGTATCGCCATTTAATCATAATACATGGTCAAGATTATAAATATATAAATATATAAAAACTCATATTGCTGTCCTGTTTCTTATGATATTTAATTCATAAAT